ATGGGAGAACAAAACTACATAGAAACACGAAACGGGAGAACATCATTTTTTGACGGAGGTTTGTTACAGTATATTGGTTGGACAATACTTGGCACTTTAGTAACACTTTGCACGTTTGGCATTTGTTATCCATGGGCTTTATGTATGGTCTATGGCTGGAAAATCAATCATACTGTTATTGAAGGAAGACGCTTGAAATTTCAAGGTTCCGCAGTAGGTCTTTTTGGTCATTGGATCAAATGGCTTTTACTAACGATAATTACTATCGGAATTTATGGTTTCTGGGTTTTCATTAAACTAGAAGATTGGAAAGTAAAAAATACGATTTTTAATTAAAATGAAAAAACATCTTACACAATGGTTTTTGCCAGTTGTAAGATGTTTTTTCATTATGCCCTCGGAGGGCAATATCGCCTTTTTTCAAATCAATTTAAATCTAATGAAAAGATTTTTTAATAAAGATAAGATGGCGAAATCAAGATATTATAATTAAAATCAAATTTAATGTTTTTTAAATAAAATAAAATCGAGAAAAATTTGTACTTTATTTGAACTTTTGGCATTAGTCTATAATACTATAACATAAACTAGCCTTGATTATTACCAGGATCATAATTATCTAAGTACTCTTGATAAATAGTTTTTAAATCAATATCCTTCTTCTCCACTTTTTTACAAAATGCTTTTAGATTATTCGCTTCAAATATTTCCGAGAATATTTTCTCTACCGCGCTTTTCTTCCCCTCAATGTAGCAAATATACTTAAAATCATTAAAGCTATATATTCTCACGTCATAACCTCGCAAAAAATAATATCTTCTATATTAATGTCAATTATTCGTTCGTCAAAGCGCTGTAATTGAACTATATTTCTTTCATGGTCCAGATAAACAGGAACTACATACTTGTATCGCACATGATGATTGTTCTTTAAAAACAGTACTTCTATTGACCAGTTACGCTTAAGTGCATCTGCTAATACTATTGAATGTTCTAAAATATCATCAAATAAGTTATACATTTACTTTACCTCTTGACAACATTATACGAACAAACGTTCTTAAAATCAAGTGTTAAAAAGTGTTGTATTACATAAAAATCTATGTAATAATATTCACATGAACGATTTTCGTTCATTATTTCATTCAACTATTAGCTGTTTGACATCCCGTTTTACATCTGAATATAACAGCAACCTCGAATTTTTCGGGGTATTTTTTTATATTGAAAATAAATTTAATAAAACTATTGACTACTACGGCCATTCGTAGTATACTATGTATATAGTAAAGAAAACAATTGAAAAGGATGGATGACAAAATGGGAAAAACTTATTGGTACAATGAAGGAACTGACACACTGTTAACTGAAAAGGAATATAAAGCAAAAATTGAAAGTGAAGCAAAAGAATGGTTAGAAGACTTGCAAGAAGATGAAGAAGAACTTGAAGAGGGTGACAAAACTAGCCTCGAAACACTCATACAGTTATCGTATGAAAACGAAAGTGATTTTGTTCCATCTGATAGCGAAGGTAATAAATTAGAAGAGTGGTAAAAATATAAAACATAAAGGATGATGAAAAATGACATTAACAAGAGCACAAAAAAAGTATGCAGAAGCGATGCACGAGTTTATAAATATGGTGGATGACTTTGAAGAGTCTACACCGGATTTTGCAAAGGAAGTTCTACATGATTCTGACTATGTAGTTATTACAAAAAATGAAAAATATGCAGTAGCTCTTTGCTCTCTTAGCACTGATGAATGTGAATATGATACTAACTTATACTTAGATGAAAAATTGGTTGATTACTCAACAGTTGACGTAAACGGTGTGACATACTACATCAACATTGTTGAAACTAACGATATCGATGATTTAGAAATCGCTACGGATGAAGATGAGATGAAAAGTGGCAACCAAGAAATTATTTTAAAAAGTGAGTTGAAGTAAAAAATATGACTATTAAATTATTAGATGAATTCTTAAAAAAGCATGATTTGACGAGGTATCAGTTAAGCAAATTAACTGGTATCTCACAAAACACTTTAAAAGACCAGAACGAAAAACCGTTAAATAAATATACTGTTTCAATACTACGCTCGCTATCGTTGATTTCGGGTTTATCTGTATCAGATGTTTTGTTTGAATTAGAAGACATAGAAAAAAATTCTGACGATCTTGCAGGATTTAAACACCTGTTAGACAAGTACAAACTCTCATTTCCTGCACAAGAATTCGAATTATACTGCTTAATCAAAGAGTTTGAGTCTGCTAATATTGAAGTACTTCCTTTTACGTTCAATAGATTTGAAAACGAAGAACATGTAAATATAGAAAAAGATGTTTGTAAAGCGTTAGAAAATGCTATCACCGTGTTAAAAGAGAAGAAAAATGAGTTACTTTGATAAGTTTAAAAGGAAGTGACACTAGTGAACAATCATGTTATAGATTTGACAAATAAGAAATTTGGAAGATTAACAGTTAAAGAGTTTGTTCGTTCTGAAAATGGGAATGCGGTTTGGGAATGTGTTTGTGTATGCGGCAATGAAAAAGAAGTATTAGCTCAACATTTAAAACGAGGTCATGTTCAATCTTGCGGTTGTTTAGCTAAAGAAAATGGGCGTGAATATGCTGAAAAAAATTTAAGGACAGAAACAGCACAGAAAAACGCCCTTAAAAGAAAACTAGAAGTAGACGCAGTCGATGGCACTATGAAATCAGCTTTAACTAGAAGACTATCAGCAAGAAACAAGAGTGGGATAAAAGGCGTGCGTTGGGATGAGAAAAGAAATAAATGGGAAGCTTCTATTACCTTTCAAAAAAAATTACATTTTTTAGGCAGATTTGAAAAGAAAGATGATGCCATAAAAGCACGTAGAGATGCGGAAGATAAATACTTTAAACCGATTTTAGATAAAATGAATTGATATAACAATTACGCTAAGCTTATGTTTAGCGTGTTTTTTTGCATAAAAAAAGCCCTAATGTTTATATAATAGGGCTTTATATCGTATCCGATATAATTATATCTACAATCTTACCTCTTTTTGAGAGAATGTATGGCTCTTTGGTAGTTTTTTTTACATGTAATGTACAAAGTCTATATGTATTATTATTTCGTGTTTTCTGCGCTCCCAAGACAATGCACTTGTCTCGATCTTTTCGGTAAAAAACTAAATCTAGTTTCATATAATCCCCTTGATTATCAATAGGGTTTACCTTTACACATATTTGTATGCTTTTGTGGATGAAAACGTCATGTAAAAAATAATAACTTTTCACCCTATCTGATATCTTTTCATAATCTTTATGTACCATAATACTATTTAACGTAATTTTATTATTTCTAATTTCTGTGAGGATTGCGGTTGCGGTTTTTCTTTTTACTACTTTGTTAATACCTAATAAATGAGGCAAATTATCATCATATAATGAGATAACTATTTGCCCTATTCCTTTTGTTGTAAGAATAATGCTTTTACCATGAAATTTCTCAGTAAAATCGTTTAATAGTGTTAATAACTCAAATCTATATTCCGCTGATGCTTCATCCACTAAGCACTCATCCCGTCTGTATAAAAATAAAGTGCTCCGTCATAAAACGGAGCATAATAAAATAAGGGATGGATTGGGATGCGTCTCCCATCGGGACCAACGGTAAGTTATAAACCCACTTCCTGGGGCATATAGCACCCTGCTACTATACGTCGTGCGAACACGATTAAATGACCCTACGAAAAGAATATTAAATATGGGAAGACAAGGCAAGAGACATAAATAAAGCCTATCTTCCTAATTATCATAACCAATCACACAACCAAAGTAAATAACTTTGCACAAAGCTAAACAAATAGTGTTACATTCGACACTATAATACACAACATATAGTTTAATAAAAAACGAATCAGCTTAAGTACAAGGAGATTGAACTTCCAAATTCTATATATTGTGTTTATGTCACACAATATGAGTTAATTATTGCTTAAAAACACTTCTTTGAAATGAATGTAGCAGTTTAAAAAGCCCCCGCGAAAGCGAGGGCTTTAAACTAAATCTTTTTAACAAACTTCGTGTTAGCAGTGAGATAGTAACCAGATTTCGTTTTCAAGCGAGGTGTCCCGCCTTTAGTTTTCCCCATCCCTGAAATCGTGAAGACTGTGCCTGGCGGATATGTGCCACCGGTTTTATGCTTTTCAGTGAAGTCTACTGAATTGTATAGATCACATTGTACTAGTGTTTTAACTTTTCGCGGATTTTTTGTGTAGTATGTGTTTTTGCTTGCTGGTGTGTGTGGTTTTCCTGCTTTTAACTTCGCTAATAATGTTGTGTTCTGCGTTGCTGTTCCACTGTAATTTTTAATTCCGTAACTTGTCGCTAGTTTTTTGCGATTCGCAAAGCTTGAATCTAGTTTGTTTAAATTCATATAATCTACTAATCCTAGACTGTTCGTGTTCGCATTTGCGCTCGGTTTAGAAGAATTACTAGTACTAGCTCCTTTTCCAAAAGTATCAGTTCCATAACCTTTAAAATTAAATTGAAGGTGCGGATTGTCTACAAATCCAGACCAATCACCACCCCACTCAAAACCTAAAGATTTTGCCTTTGCCACAAATTTCTTGCCTTTGTCTGAACGATAAGCACCCCAATCGACCGTTTTACCTTTCGCCATGACGAAATCTAGCGCTTGTCCTACTAAATGATAAGAGCGCATTGTTTGAGACGCTCCGCTAGCAACATTTGCGGCTTGTTGTTCTTTCGTTCTAATTGTTTCGTAGATTAATACTTCAATTCCGTTGTTTTCGGACCAATCTAACAATTTTCTAGCTGCCGCTTTCGTATTGTCTGCTAACTTATTTACATTCGCTAAACTTCTACTATAATAATAACTTGTCATTATTTATCATCCTCTCCATATTTTTTGCTTCGATTAGTAAATTGTTCAAATAATCCAGTGCCACCAGCTCCTGCTAAAGCGCCTGCCCAAATCATCGTTGCAAGCGATCCAGAGCCATCCAAAAACGTTGCTAATGCGCCCAGAATAGCACCAATAAGTATGCTAACAGTCGGAAGCCACTTAGACGGGACTAACTCCGTCTTCTTAATCGCCTGAACAAACACAGGTGTTACAACTACTAAAAATGTCATGTAAACTAGTAACTCTTTTCCAAACTCCATTTCTATCATCCTTTACTTCGTTATTTTGTGTTCCAACAAATCTACTTTGTGAGCTAACTTTCCGACTGATTTAGACAAGCTGTCAATTGATTGTTGTTGCTGTTTCATCATGTCATTTTGCCTATCCATCAATCGCTGTTGTTCGTTCATCGTACTTATAAATTTATCTCTCTCTTCTTTCGATTCCTTATTACGCTTCTCTCGTTCTTCCTCCACTTTTTCGCGTTCTTCTTTCATTTCTATTCTTACAATTTTTGAATCATCCCAAATTCTTTTTGTGATAATTAGTAAGATTATAAAAAGCGCTACAAAGAGCGCCGCGAAGAACATTTCTTTCGCTAAAGCATAATCAAAAACTTTTGTTAGCCCATCATACATTTTCATCATCCCCCATAAAAAATAAGCCTATTCGGCTTCTATTTCTTCTGACTGTATTCGTTGTTGTTCTTGTTTTAGCTCATCCACTTTTGCTTTTACCTGACCTCGCAAATTCGCAGGAACTTCTTCAATAGTTTTTCGATTATTCATCACTAAATTCACGTAAATTGGTATCATATAAGCCATTTCATCACCCTAAATTACTTTCGAACAATGCCGCTAACGCTTCTTGGGTGAGTAGTAATTCCTCTCTTAATTTTTCTATTTCCGTTTTTTCTGCGGGTATGATTGGATTTTCTAATTCCCATCTTTTCTTGTCTTCGTCCCAATCTTCCCCATTCCAACGCGGATAATACATTGCTCTTGCTATGCCGTTTTCGATTATGGAAGGTTCAATATTTGTAGAATTTTTCGGTTGATTGATTAAACCTTTTTCATCTTCAAACACAAGTATTGTTTCGAGATAATTGCCATTTTCATCATATGCGTAAAACTGTTTATAGTTCATGTTTACTCCTCCTAATTGCCAACTTCGTATAATATCGTTGAAAGGCTTACGTACGAAGGATTAGCATTATCTGTAGATGACACTTGTAATAGCTTTCCGTCAACTGGAATAGCAATACGACCACCGTTCCCGTTATTTGAAGTGGCAGCACCGTAATAAGTGACAATTGGTCTTGTGCCAGCGGGCATTGTTGCAAGAGTACTATTTGCTGTACTAATAAATGTACCAGCAACTGATCCGCGGAATTCAGCAAAAGTTTTCAAACCGGTAGAAGTTTGTTTTGCTACCAGTCGATATTGAGGTGTATTACTGTCGCCAGTTGAGTAACCAGAGGCGAGGGGTACATTTATCCAAGCTCCGTAACTATCCATCTTGCTATCTGTATATGCTTTAGCAGAGTTTAATGCACTATCCGCTTTTGCTTGTGATCCCGCAGTATTTTCTTTTGTATTCCAATTTGTTTTATCAGTCATCGTCACATGAATGTTTGTGTTGTTTATATGATTTTCAAAATCTGCTTTTTGGGGAAATTGGTCTGGATTAAGACTATCGAATGTGTTTTTTAATTCAGTAGCTTGTCCTTGCAAATCATCAATTTCATTTTGAAGAATTTCCACTTTTTCGTTAAATATTTTTTCGTAATCATCCCATTTTTCAACATAATAGGTAGCAACGGGCAAAAAATTATCATCAATCATCGCTTTTTCAATAACAAAACTAAAACGATTGATTTGCATTGTTTGATTTGGATATTTAACGTACAATTCTGCATTAGCTTGTCCGTCGTGACTTATTTGCTCATCAGTCAATGAGTATTCAAAAACACCTTCTGTTCTGTTAATTATTTCTGGATTAACAATGTAGCTACTTTCGTATTTTTTGCCAACAGACAATACCATAGCAAGCGTTACCTCTGCCGCGCTTGAAAGTGGTAAATTGTTATCATCTTTTTTTGCAGTAAACTTTAATCGCGCAGTCCCTCCAGAGTCTTGCGTACTAAATTTTATCTGAGGAACATTAGCTTTAGCGTTCTGTGCACTAACAGAAAAATCAAGAATAGCTGATTTAAAGATTTGATTTGTCATTAGAATATCTGACCTCCCGCTTGTTTCAATTCTGCGGTAGTAGCGTTTAAAACTGGCGTACCAGACTTAACCAAAATGCCTCCGCTAGCAGCTTTTAAGCCGACATTCGAAGTTGCTTCGCATGTATTTGTTGATGCAAATAAAGCGTGTCCCATGTACTCGGACGACATAATAATGTTTTGATTTTTAAAATAGTTGCTATAACAGTTACCTCGAGATTGATTGTATTGCACAGTTGTAATATTAGTTGCTTTCAAATTAGTGTCAAATCGGCATTTAGTAACTGTGCCGTACCAGCACCTTGCAAACTGAATTACCGTAGAATTATTATTCACTGCCGTACTCATAGAATTAAGTCCTTGTACCACGCACTGAAACATGATGCCAGAAAACAGAATACTTTTAACAAAAAAACCTGTTTGTCCAGTTGTTGGGTCGATTGTTGCTAAATTTGTAGGCTGGATATAAAAGCATTCTGCGCCGCTGAACGACTGTACTACTACATCTTCGTTATATTGCCCCGGCTCACAAAAGATATAAATAAAGCCTCCTACTTTTACTTTCGGAACCATATTTACAGCTTTTTGAATCGTCTTGAATGGTGCATCAATAGCTCCTGTTCCTGTTACATCATTTCCGTTTGTTGAACTAACATAATACTCAATATTTGATGCAGAATTACCGTACAATTCATCTAGTTTACTTTTTAATACTTTATTTTCTTCGTTTACTGTTTGAAGTAGCGCATTTGATTCAGCTAAATCACTTGCAATTGCTGAATAGTCACCATTTAGCCGCGAGTTTAAAGTGCTGTAGACTTGACCGTTTTTGCTAGTTCTAGCATCTACTACTTCAGTAATATTATTTCCGCCAGCTTCTAAAACAACATTATCAATTCTGTTATTAGTTGCATTTATATCTACATCTTTTGCTAATGAATCTTTTTCTAATTTTTCCATATTAGCATTAAACTGCTGATACTTATTAGAATCAAAAAGTGTATTTCCCCATTTATCAAGATTTAACATCTATTTCGCTCCTTTCAATACTTTTGCTAATTGGGCCATTATTGATACTATCGACTTTTTATTATTTGAAAGTGTGATTTCTGGCGCTTTTATTGTGAATGGGTATTTTTTATATGCAACTATCTGCACATCATAATCAATGCCAAGCGGTTCATAAATAAATAGAACATAATCACCTTTTTCACACTCATAATCATTCTTCAATATCACGCTTCCTGTTGTTGCTGGATAGTCTTGTAATTCAAGTTTAAGTCGCCTTTGCATGTTACCTACAACAGTGTATCGTTCATCTGAAACGGGTTCTTGCCAACGAATGCCCCATTTTTCTGCTTCCGGGCTAGTGTATGTGACTGGAGAAAAATAGTTATTTCCGTTACTATCAACTTTTCCATATCCTTTAATTTTCGTTTTTAACGAAAGAGTATCAATATCAAAACTTGCTTCGTCTGTATTGTATTTATATCTGATGAAATTTTCTGTCTTAGCTCCATAATTTTCGCGCGGTTTAAATACTAAGTGTCGATTGTCTGGTATAACGACTACTCCATAATCATCGAGTAATTGATCAATAAGTGTTAAGTAGTTGTTATTTCCAAAGTTTTCTTGTTGAACTTTTTCTAGTATATTGGAATGGTCTATTATCTCCCATGAAAAGCCCCTGCTATCAGATTTAAAGATATGAGTTAAGCACTGTTCTAAAGTAAAAGAACCTGTTATAGTGTCGTCTTGTCGCCCATCTTGACATGTATAATAAATGTGAGGCGCTTTAATATCTTTCGATAGCGTTTTTCCGACAGCATCATGACTTAATTGTTTAACGACAAATTCTTGCCCTCCAAAAAAAACAGAACTTTCATAATCTAAAAAAGAATAGCAGTGAGCGTTCTTGGGAGTTTGTACTACCTTAAACTCAATACTCCACATCTCGTTTTCTGTCCAACTTTCGCAAAAACTATCTTTATCGAAATCTGTTAATATTTCTTCGTTATTCTTCCAAAAATCAGCAACTATAATATCGCTATTCATATATTCACCTACTTGTACAAAAAGGAGAAATCCCACTTCGTATCTAAATGACTAGTATTGCTAATCTCGATAAGATTCTCTCCTTTTTTCAAACTTATTAAACCGTGATTCGTGTTACGACCGCAGGGATTTCCGTTTATTCTAGGTGTAGCGCAATCAATAATTAATGTGTCTGTTGTACTTAACGATGGATAATAGATAAATCTATCGCCTGTCGTAATATTATTAATTGTTAATTCTCCTTCATTCTGACCACGCAAAGTAATTGCTAAATAATGTTCGCGCGGGTCTATGTCAAAACTACCGCCATTATAAATGATGAAACGACTTTTAGTGTGAGTATATCTATAATCCTCCATTGCTAGACCTTGACCAAATTGCCATTTATCGCAATCAATTTCAGAATCGCTAAGCGTAGAACTTAGCGATTCTGAATAACCTCGAAACACATCGAATTCAAGTGTCAAATCTGCGTATCCCGGAGCTTTGCGGTCAATACCAACGTCACTCGGATGTACTCTATATTTTTTACCAGGCGTTTTAGAATGAACTAAAAAATACTCGCTCCTTTGATAAATCAATTCCATTAACTCATCTAGTTTTACGTGGTATAAGTCTGCTGATTCTGTTCTGAAATGGCACAAAAACGAGATAAGAAACATGCTAAAGTTACTGTCTGTCGTTCTAGCGCCGTCAGAACCAGCGAATTCAGTATAATTATTAACTATTTGCGGCGGTTCTCTGCTCACTTCTCCTACCTCTAAATCAAATAATTCATTAAGCATATATGTTTTACCTTCAATTACTAATGCCAGCGATGTAGCCATATTATAGCCCCTTCCCATAGAATGCTAGTGATGTAGAACTTCCTAAGTGATTATTTGTATTATCTGCAAGATCCTTGCCGTCAACATAAAAGTTAATAGGTCTATCGCCAGATTGTTGAATAGCTTTGATTAAATCAGCGTTGCTAGACTCTTTTGTTTTGTTGTCAATAATTGTTTTGACGGTGATAGTTCTGTTTAAATCTACGCTTTTTAGGCCCAATGCTTTTTCTGCAGAGATTTTCGGGAGATTGATAGCCGGTACCGTCATATTAGAAGCGGCGTTTACTACTTTATCAACCATTTTGTTAGTTGATTGAACAGCTCCTTTAGCGCCAGCTAAGACTCCATTTCCAAGGCCTCCCGTGAAGAATTTTCCGAGTTCGATGGCCACACGTGAAGGAGAATGAATTTTAAGCGCCTTTTTCACTGAATTAGTGATTGTGTTAGCAATGCTCTTAGCTGTTTTTTCTAGTTGTTTTTTCTGACTGTTTAGTCCGTTTATTAAACCTCTTGCTGCGTTAATACCAGCAGAATACATCGCATTAGCCGCTGTGTTTCCCATTGACTTAGATGCTGAATTGATTTGATTCTGCGTGCTATTAATCGCTTTGATAGTTTTAGCGTCAGACTTAGCAAGAGCTTGCGCATAAGATGAACCATTTTCTACTCCCGCCTCCAGAATGTCGTTTATAATGTCTTTGCTAACACCTTTTTTACGCAATTTTTCAACATTTGCTTGAAAAGCTTTAATTTCTTTTAAGCGTTTCTGCATTTCTGCTTGGATTGATTGCGGATTTTCTGGGTCTACATTGCTAATAGATCCATAACTTTGCATTTTTTCAGTAATTGAAGCTGCATACTCTTTACTCTGCTTCGTCAAGTCCGCCATTTTAGTATTAGCAGCTTTTAATTGAGCGACTACTTTATCACGTTTCTTAGCTGTCGCTGCTAATCTGTTTGTTTGTTGAACAATGTAACCTTCAATACTATTCAGGGCCTTAGCTTGTTTGAGTTGGCCACTGCTCTTATTCTTAGAATGCAATCCCGCGTCAATCGCTGATGATATTTTGTCTTTCAACGTACTAGATAGTTTTTTGATTTGCGATTCAGTTCCAAGCGCCCCAGCAACGAGATTACTTGCGGCTTTATTGACTGCTTTCGTCTTGCTGGCAATACCTAATGAGTAACCAGAGCCGAAGTCTCCACCTAATTTTTTAGATTTTTTAGCAGGTGAATGCGAGTCTTGTTTTTTCTGAACTGCCGCTAGTGCTTTATTTGCCAAAGAAGCAGCCGCTCTACCAACCGCGCCCATACCACTCAAAATGCCGTTTACGTATCCAGAAGCAAAATCAGAACCAACTCCACTAGAATCAACCGAACCAGCACCAGATTTAGCAGAATTCCCCACGCTTGACCCAGCTGAATAAGCGCCGCCTTTTCCTCCCATAACTCCATTGTTAAAGCCCGCGCTGTCTTTTGAACCAACTGCTTTGAATGCGTTCGGGTCTGTCGCGCCTTCTTTTGCTTTATTTTTAACTGCTGAACCAGCTGATTTAGCAGCGCCTTCTTTACCTTTTACACCGTCCGCAAAGTTCTGTCCGCCAGTTTGACCTTTTGTTTTCATTTCCGAGTCAATAGAGTCAGTGCCCATTTTTACGCCATCGACTAAATATTTGCCAGCTCCCTGAAAATCGCCGGATTTGATAGCAGTTAAAAATTGATTTTTTCCGTTTTCCCCATTCAAAAACATGCCGTTTGGTAAGCTAGAAATAGTACTTAGAACATCATTATTAATATTTAAAGCTGCTGTAGTATAATCACCGCTTTGAAGCGCTGTGACAAAAGCTTGTACTCCTTCTCCGCCACGCTGACCCATTATGCCAGCTAATCCTGCTAACGTATTATCAATTGATGTGCTTGTAGAAACAAAGTTTTGCCATAAAGCGGATAACTGTTCATCACTAATATTTCCAAGCTGAGACAAACCGTTTGCGAATGTTTGTGCGTTTAAAGTTCCGCCATTCGCAATAATTGAGTTCATTTCAGATGCCCAATTTTTAAGGTTAGTAGACAATGTTTGATTTTTCTTTGTTTGTTCGTCGATTTGGATTTGATAGTTCGCTTTTTCGGTTTCAGTTGAAGCGTCCGCTTTTTTCTTTTTCAAATCAGCAAGCGATTTCTCGCCAGTTTCAACAGCTTTTTTCTTTTCTTCATATAAGCTCTTTTGAACTTCTAAGCTCGTATTTCTTTCCTTTTCATTTAAGCTTTTACCTTGTTCTAGTCGTAGTAAATTTGCTTCAACATATAGCTGATTTTGTTTCGCTAATTCTGTTTGAATATCAGTAGTTTGTTGTTGTAAAAACTTCTTCTGCTGAGCTGTTAACTCTTGCCCATCGGCCCAACGATTTGTTTTTAGCATATTAGAGTAATCGCTTTGTAAAGCTAGTAATGTGCTATTATTTTTTGTCGTTTCGTCTACCAGTGTTTTATTTGCATCGGCAATTGCTTTCTTGCGTTTTTCGCCTTCTAAGCTTTGCGCTTTTTCCATAGCAGATGTGTATTTTTCTTGTGATTTCTGCGTTGACTCTTGATACTTGCTATATAGGTCTTTAGCAGAATTTAAGAATGACTTAGTTTTTTCGCTAAGTTTATTTCCGTATTGATCAATTCCACCTTCCAACATAGTGTCGATAGCTTGATTTGATTTTGAAACAGTTGCTTCTGTCTGCTTTGCTGTTGATTCAACTAATTTCAAGCTACTAGATATTTTTTTATTCGACGTTTCCGCTTTTGTTCCAGTCTTTTCTGCTTCTCCTCCCATTTCTTTGAGCGATTCAATTGTCCCAGTTAGGGCATAATTATCTTTATTGAATGCGTCTTTAATTGTAGAACCAGCATCTACAAAAGCATCTTTTGACTGCTCAAGGCTTTTCTTAGCCCCCTTTAAGTCACCACTGAGTGCTTGAAACGCCGCTTTAATAGCATAATAAAGCCCCTGTAAACCTTTAATCGCAACCAGAACAATTCTAGCCAGTACCTGAATAATATCTACGACTGTTGCTAAGACAATACCAAAAGCGACCCAAACGCCAACACCAATATATTTTAGAACATCTTTAAATCCGCTTCCGACAGGCTTCAACGCCGATACTATTTGTTTAAAAACATCTACTATCTTGCCGAAAGAGTTTTTCACCGCTTCCCACATGCCAGATAGAAAGCCTTTAATATTTGCTGTATTTTCTTTAAAAGCTGCATACATGCCATATAGAACTGCAATTACTGCACCTACAATAGCTATTACTGCGCCAGAAGTTACAATAAAATATTTTATTGCAAAGGCTAGGTTTTTTATAGCAGTGATAGGGTGTCTAATAGTTTTTGCTAGTTTCATGAAACCTGTAGCAATAACAAAAAGACCGTTCTTCAAAGGAACAAACATTTTCCCTATATTTGAAAAAGCTACATATACACTAGAAACAGCTTGCAAAGCCAACATAGCGCTTACTACTTTCAAGATAGTTGGGGCAAGCTTTACCATAACAGGTATTAATTCTTTTATTTTCTGAATCATATCAGAAAGCTTTTTCTGAAATTCTGGACTAGCGGTTACCGCTGCAAATTGTTTAAATGCGTTTTTAGCAACATCTAGCGCTTGAATAATCGGGCCTTTTAAATTTTCTGCAATGTTGGCCAAGCTTTTAACTGCTGCTGTTTTCATGTTTGCAAATGACCCGCTAATAGTATTGCCTGCTGTTTTTGCAAGTCCCGCCATTTTTGCAGTATTACCAGCCATTCCTGTAGTACCTTCTTCGATACCTTTCGTTAGCATTGCAATAGCTTTAGTTGATTCCAATGATCCTTCAGAAACATATTTTTTCATTTCTCCAACGCTTTTTCCTGTCGAGTTTGCTAAAATTTGCCAAGCCGGAACACCGGCGTCTACTAATCTGTTAATATCATCGGAATAAGCGACACCAGATGCTTGTAAAGCTGAAATAGCATCTGTCATCTGGTCTATTGATTCCGAACCGTTACCAACGCCGTACGCCGCATCAGCAATAGCAGTGAATACAGGTTTTACATTTGCGGCTTGCATACCAGCGGCTACCATTTTCTTAGCGCCTAATGCGACAGCATCGAGCGCAATTGGCGTGCCGTCAATAGCTGCTGTTAGGTCTGTCATAACTAACTGCGCATCTTTTGCCGAACCAGTAAGGACTGTTAGTGATTTAGTCGCTGTATCAATCGTATCAACACGACCGATTGCGCTACCTACCACGTTTTTTGTTGCTGCAATTAATCCGAATGCTGCCGCTAATCTGAGAATACTAAAACGAGCTTGTTCCGCTGGTTTTTCGACTGAATTTTTAAGCGCTTCACGCATTCCAGCGCCGGCGCCTTTCGCTGCTGACCTAGCTGCGTTAAATCCGCTTACTAAACCGTTTTTAATTAGTGAACCCGTACTTTTAGCGACATTTCCTAGGCCTTTAAGTGCTGACATCCCAACTTGTCCAGCTGTTTTCGCTCCAGATTTAATTGCACTAAAACCAGTTGTTAATGCTGTTTTTACGGTTGTTCCTGTCGTTTTCGCTGCACTTACTACTGCGCTAAACGCTGTTTTCATTGCGCTACTTATAGCCAACGCTGCTGACTTAGCAACGGAAGGAATAGCTTTCACAGCGCTAATAGTTCCTTTTACGCTCATATAAGCAGCAACTACCACCGCTTTGTAAGCTACTACGAAACTGTTTTTCACTGCTGTAGCCGCTGTTTTAGCTGCTCCTGGAATACTTTTAATAACTTTTACAGTTGTTTGGGCAAAAGAAATAGCAGCCGTTTTAGCTGCATGCAAACTACTTACTAATGCTGATTTAATACTACTTCCAGCACTTTTAATAGCGCTAGGGATGGATTTAATGACATTAATTGATATTTTAACAGCTGACATAATACTACTTTGCACTGTCTTAGCAATTGAAAAGAAGCCGTTTTTGATATTAACTGCTGTGTTTTTGATACTCGTTCCAAGATTTTTAACCGCTGTAATAGATGCTTTAGCAGCGTTTACGAACCCAGTTTTGACAGTTGAGGCGAGTTTGGATAATGCAGAACCAACATTTGCAGGCAATTCACGCATAAAGCTTAAACTAGCTTTTAAAGCATTTGATCCAGCATTTCCCATCGATTTAAACGCATTTACAAACGTGTCTTTTAATCGTTTTGATTGACTTGCAATATCAGATACCGCTTCTCTGTATGCTTTATCTAATGCCGCCCCCGCGTTAGTCCCCGCTTTTGCCAAATCTTTTTCGAACGTATCAAGCTGTTTGTCTGCTTTTGTATCGTCTAAACTAATCTCAATTACTACTGATCCATCACTCATGTTCTCACCTCTAATCTTTTAATTTGTAATGATTTTTCAACTTGATTAGTGCATCACGTTCTTTTTCCGTTCCCTTTCCACTTGGCAATTCAGCCTGTCGAATGCTCATGATAGATTTAATAGCTGTGTCGTCTCGCAAGCTCTCAAATAAAGCTCTAAACTTGTACCAGTGGAGCTTTCCCCGTACTTCTATTAAATCGATATTGTAATCTTGTAAAAATGAAGCAAAAATATAGTCACTATCTTGTGTTAGTGAATAATAAGCAGGTTCTTCGCCATCTTCATTGGTTGCGCTCGGCATTGGATTACCGTCTATATCGCACTGAATACCTTCGTCATTATCTTTAACTATATAATTTTCAAAGATATCAAGTAACACGATTGATTTTTCTTCTATATTCGAAAATGGGTTGTCTTCATCATAAGGGTTCCACGGCATTACATTTTCGAATAAAACATCAACTGCAAGGTTAACTCTAAAGTCATTTGTCAGCTGATTATTCTCTGTTAACTCAATTACTCGAAGTACATTATCAAAAGATAAATCAAGTTGATATTTTTCATTTTTATAAACGTAAATATCATCTATTCCATCAGCGAGAGAAAGCATTTATATCACTTCGCTTTTTTAGTCATTTTAGCTTGATATTTCTTTTGAATTTCATTTTGTTGTTTTTCTACTGAACCAACGATACTTTCTGCAACTTGATCATAAACTTGATACATTTTTAAAATATCTTTGCACTGCTTGTAACATTTAGCGAATGCTTCTTCATCATCTAATAAAACTGCATATGCTTCAGTTAAAGCTTCTTTAACATCTTCTTCTAAAGCAAAATAATCTTCTGAACTCATTTCGTCTGTATTATCAATGTTGTATTTATTTAATTTTTCCAGTTTCTTCTTGTACTTCTCATCTGCTTCAATCCATTTGTGGCGCATTTCATCACCCAAACCAACTCTAAACAGTTCCGTGCCAAGCTGAAACTCTTGATACGATTCTTCTAATTGAATATTGATTACATTATTTTGTGTCATGTATGATTTCCTCCAATTTAAAAGCCCCTACTACAAAAGTAAGGGCTTCGTTTATTTAAACTGCTGCTTCTACTGTTACTTGTACTACTTTGTTGATAGAAGGACTTTCTTTAGATGCAACTGTTATGTTTGCTGTTCCTTCTGCTACGCCTTCACCTGTACCCACGCTATTGATTTTTGCCTTCGGTGGATTAGATGAAGTGTAAGTTACTTCTTGACTAGCTCCCGCTGGCAATACAGAAGCATTAATAGTAAATGTTTCTCCTACTTTAACGGTAATTGTATTGTGGTCCACTTCGACGCTGGACGGGCTCTCCTCAGGGTTTTGTAACCGTAGGTGTTTCATCATAAGCGATGCGGCAACCAAACGCTGGGAATTCTGTAGCATCGCCGCCACCCGCGGAGCCTTTAATTTCTGATACAGTTGCTTTGCCGATAGCTGTTTCAGTATCCGGAATTTCGATTTTAAACATAATCCCGCGATTTTCTGGCGTTCTGCGTTTAGCGACAATTAAGTTTTGCGCTTCGTCTTCACGATCGTGTGTCCCTTCAAACGTGTAAGCTTCTGCATAACCTAAAACAACCGTTTTTTCGTTTCCATCTCCATCGTAATCCCCTTGTTCTTCTGTGTTGTCAGAACCATCATCAGATACGTTTGTAATCCATTTTGATAAGCGTTTCCAAACTGGTTCCCCCACTCCATCAACAATTTCAGCAACAAAGTATTTTGTTTTCGCATTTTTAATTCTAGCCATAATTATTTTTCCTCACTTTCAATATATAATTTGATTTTGAAACCAGCACTATAAATAAAAGTCCCATCATCGCTAACGGAAACAATATTCGTAACGCTAGTTGTTTCTTTATCCTCCAAAACAAAGCTTCCATTTTGGCTTTGAATACTATCAATTTCCGCATTATCAAAATAAGCAGAAATGGCATTCAACACATCAATCACTTTCATTTCTTGCTTGCTAGAAGCATTTAGGTTAAAAGAAAAAGACCGCTCATAAGAGCCGTCTTGATAACCTTGTTTGTCGTTATTTGGAGTCAGTAGCAAAGCAATTGATTCAGGTTTTAATATCGCTGTTCTTAATTTCATATCTTTTAAATCGACGTTGTTTTCGATAGCATCCATGACGCTATCTAAAAAATCCAATGACATTATAGTCCCTCCTCGACCGCTTTTTGCGCTACTTTTTCCCAGACGTCCATTTTATCTATTTTTGCCCGTTGGTCCCATTCAGGACCAGCCAACGGATGGTGTGTTAGTGTGAAATTGAAGTTTATACCTTTATACAGCCGTCGTGCATAAATAGATGTCCACATAATTTCTTTGTCATTCATGATAACGTATTGATTTGACAAGTCACCGCTTAAAAACGGCACATAAAGCGCAATATCAGCGGCCGCTTGATTAATTAAAGCAAACTGACCTCTTTCTTTCGCCTTTTTTACGCTCCCTTTTGCTTTTGAGAGGTCCACACGAATTTTAATCGGCATCAAATCACCTCTATTTCCCAGTGATGCGCATTTTCAGAGGTCGCGTAACAAGGTATAACTTTGACAATCTTATAAGCTTTTCCAGAGAAAAAAATTCTAGATCTGCTGATAAAGTCATCTGGTACGTTCATACTATTCACCGCATCAATAAAAATAATCGCATCATATCTATCACTATCAGATAATCCCGCGATTTGATTTGATTTTGAGAAGTCGACACGAACATGCTCAATCTCTATACCTTGTTCATAAACGACTTGATTGTGTCTATCTTCTTCTTTATACGCTTCATAACTAATGTTATGAATTAGCCAGTCAAGAGGCAACGGAGGGGCGTTTGTTATCGGTTTTACTACTTTCATTAGCGAACACCTACCCCGTTATAAAGTAAGCCTGTTGGTGCTAAATAAGACCTCACATCGCTTCCAATCAGCCCGTTATTAAGTGATGTGGCGGTTGATGCAAAGTTACTATCACTAATAGAAGTTCTTCCGATGCTCACATTATCCGGCTTAGATACAGCTAGCTCACTTGTTCCGCCCGCCTCTTTAAAATACTCGATTTGATTGCAGATAGCTAACTGTATTTGCTGTTGAATAAATTCGCTAAACGATTCAATCCCACTTTTGCGTATTCGGTAAAATGTCACTGAATCAATTTTTCTTTCAGCATGCTTTAACAGTTTGGCAAATTCTTCCTGTTCCAAATGCTCCCCAGCGTATTCATCATTGTAAAATTCTAAAGTAGTGTAAGGCATATCAATCACTACCTTCCAACAGAGCTACCAACTCCGCTTTTTTCGCATTACTTGCAAATTCGATATTTCTAGTCACAAGCTCTTCTTTCAATTCTGCTACTGTCATAGTTGAAAAGTCTTGAATCGGCGCGCTATCAGTTTCATCCGACCGCGCCGCCATTAGTTTCCCGCTTTTGGTTGAACAACAGAAAAGGCTTCATCTTTAACAACCATGAATCCAAGTTCAAAAGTAGCTTTCAATGCAGCCATATCACGTTCAGCTAGGTTAATTGGTTCACCTTTTTCATCTTTAACCGTTGTCAGAGTCGCTTCCGTTAAAACATCATACTCAATGCCGCGCAAGATGCCGTAGTACGCTTGATTCCAGTCACCAACTAATTCCGAAATATCTTTACCACCAAATGTATATTTAGGGGTATATGCAACTGGAAGGCCTAAAACGTCATCTACACCAGACGAAGTTGCAGTATTAAAAATTGGCATACCGTTACCATCTTTAGTACTGCGATATTTAACGCGTTGCTTACGAATCGTTGCAATTCCGTTCGGTTCTAGGTCCTCAGCTTCAATTAACCCAATAGCCTCGTTTAAATCGTCGTACTTATTAACAGTTTCCTCTACTAAGTTACCTGCATCAGTAGCTGATTTAAGAATGTTCCAATTATAAGGACTCTCTACGCCAGTGAAAACAGCTTGGTCGAATTTCTTATAAAACGCTTCTGCAATTTCTTCTTGCATAAGACTAAAGAAGTTAGTTACGCTATAGTTTAGATTTTCCTTTGTGGTTGGAATAATAACAGCCATTTTTTTAGATCGCATTTTCGCTTTGGTGAATGTTGGTTTACTTGTTTGAATGCGTTCCGCTTCATCTACCCAAAAAGCACCTACACCACTCATAAAAGTAAACTCTTCCTCCGGTTTGTTCATTGGAACAGCTTTAGCTAATTTCATCGCCGCCGAACCATTTTTTACCCCTGTAACAATTTTTTCCGAAATATTAATCGGAATAGAACCTGTTTTTGCATTTTGCATTGTCGTTGTATCTGGATTAAAACCCATAATTTATTACCTCCGTTTAATAATTATTTGGTGATTCTGTGCTCATTTAGTACCTGGTTAGGCAGCTTTAATGCGCCTTCCTCCCCTGTTCCGCCTGTTTGGTTTCCGCTTACGCCCCATTTGAGTGCTACATTTTCGCTTTCTTGAGCAAACAAATAAGCATCGCTTTCTTGCAATGCTCCTAGCTGTTCGTCAAGTCCTTTCAAACCTTCGTCTGTTAGTTCTAGTTTGTCGTTATCCAGTAAAGCTTTTACAGCCTTCGGATTTCTTGCTTTCGCATTTGCTAAAGCTAAATCAAGTGCTGCACCTTTGCGAGTTTCTACTAATTTAGCTTCCGAATCTTTTTTCAAAGTTTCGTAATTGTCTTGCAGTGTTTCCAATTGAGTTTTTAAAGATTTGCTCGTTCCGGAATCAGTTTTTAAAGCTTCGATATCATCGTCCCGTTGCGCAAGCTGGCTTTTAAGCCCGTCTCTTTCTGCTTCCGCTGATGTTACCTTGTCCTTTTCGTTCTGAATCGACTTACCGTGTTCTGCCATAATAGAGTCGATAGTTTCCTTTTCCAAGCCTAATTCCTTCAAAAAGTCTCTTTCCATTTCTTATTCCTCCTACGTTGTTTTTACGTGATACGATCACGAGAGCCGACTTTTAACGACTTTCGTTCAGGTCGAATGTTAGGCATATACTTTTTCTCTGCTATACTGTCTTGTTAAATTGTGCGTTTTTACAAATGCTCTTAGCTTGCTTTGCTTCGTTCTGACAGCCTGTTTAGCCTTTTTAACTGCTAGATCATCGCCGAGCTCTTCGGCAGCTGACAGTTTGCGTTTAGCCGCTCTTATGTCGCGTTCCATTAACCGTTGTTGCTGACTTAGCATATAAACGCGTTTGTTCTCTTCTTCGTCTATTAACTCGCTTTCGTCTGGCGCAATGTTAATGCCTTCAATAAAAGCAAAACGATGATGACGGCAATTACAGCCGAAAACACCATCGCCGTATCCATATCTGAGTTCCGGTGAATAAATAGACATGTATTTATTGCCGTATTTCGTTTTTGTTTCTTCAACAGATAACAAACAGATAACTTTACCTTGAACAAGTGAACATGTTGGACGTGCGCCTACATGTTGCGAAATACGCACTAAATCAACATCATATTCATTCATTCGCTCATCTTCAACGCTGTTATAAACACTGTTAACCGTTGTCCTTGTAACAGTCCGGACGTAAGCTTCAGGTGTCCACCTTTTATTTGCCTTGTCTACAAGTGCAGGAACACCATTTTCAGCGAATTTAGTTACTGTTTCAGCTAATGCTTGTCTATGTGTTTTTAAACCAGCCAGAACGCTCTGTGTCGTTTCGTGTATGATGTCTGAATAGATTTGTCTTGCTTGCGATAACATCGTTTGATTGACGCGATTATAGTTGCTTTGTGCTAACTTAAAATAACTTCTCATTACTTTATCGACTATCGTTTGTCCATCGCTCACTAGTGGCAACGCAGCACCTGCTTCAGCTAATTTGCTGAAATAGTTATCTACTTGTTTTAAATCGCTGTATCCTGCGTCTTTGACAATAGAAAAAAGCTTCTTAGCTGATACGCCGGAAGCTTTGGAAATTTTATTTATCATTTGCTGATCTAATGCGTGAACTTGATTAAGTTTTTCTATTTGCCAAGCCAGCACATTGTCAGCGCTGATATTTTTCTTTGTTTTCAGTCGTCGAACAATAAGAGTGAACAATTCATTTTCGAGCGTTGTGTATACATCAACGACCGGCTGCACAAATAAGTCGAGTTGCCGCGGAGTTAGTGCCATCTATATCACTCCTCTTCGCCGAATATCCCGGTCATGTCGTTGTTAGGCATTTCCGCTTGTTTTTCCTTTGCTAACATTTCAGCCCACTCATCAGCCTCAGCTTCAGTAATATTCCAAGCGCGCTGTAAAGCAATTTTTAGCGGAATCATACCTTGATTTTTAGCGTTTGTGTAACGATTGATAGTTGTATCTTCGTCTTGCGCTATAGAGTCGTCAAAATCGACTGTAATAGTGTCTAACTCAACTACTTCGCCGCTATAAGCTTCGATAAATTTCCCGACCTCAAGAATGCTCACAATCATTTCTTTTATGCCTTGTTCGATTAGTTGCGAATGACTGTTTTTAGTTTGATAAGTTTCTGACTTCTCGCTTACGACCTCTGTAGCTGTTTTTAAGCCGTTTTCATCGAAAGTGAATGTGCCAGCGCTTAACCCAACCTGCATCGCATAAATGCGTAGCATTGCGTTTATAGACTCGATAAACTCAGTTGAGCGAATCTCTACAGATATATCTTTTATTGCTTTGCCGTTGTCGTCTTGGTCACCTTGATACAAAAAGAATGCTTCATCGGTTGAATCGAAATACTGTGAAGTCGAGCCGTCTAAGTTAACAGCAGTTTTAACGAAACTCGAAGGCACCAAAACTTTCTTTTTGCCTAATTTGAATTCTTGATAGTATGAATCAAACATCAAGTCAAGCGTTTTTAATGTGTCTAATGCGTTAGCATAAACGGAAATGCCTAAAGGTGAAGTTAAGTTCTTGTTATTCGCAATGTTAGGTTTGATATAAATAAATGTTGGACGTGTAAACTTCGGCAATGGTACAACTGGCTCAATATCATTAAACAACAATTTTAAGCTTACTTTTCCACCAAGTTCGTCCGAGTCGTCAGATTGATATAACTCTGTCGTTACTGTATATACATCATTTTGCCATTCATTCCATTCGAGCAACGTATAATATTTATTGTTTTTATGAAAACTATTAGCGATAACACATTCATCTACATTCTCGCTATCATTTGAGAGAGGATACATGCAATCGGCTGTCGCGAATGAAACTTTGACGTTTTTATTGCCATCATGATAAACCTTTATCACAAAACCGCCCATCGCTTCGCCGTATTCAATATAGCGTTCCATGTTCTTCGTAAAACCGTTCGTTTTCAATACATTAAGCACGAATTCCTCAGCGGCTTTATCATCAATATTGATTTTCACTTTCTCATTAAAAAGAAGCTTAGACATGTATTTAGCCGTAACCTTCGGCAAATTCATAGATAATTGACGTCTGTTAACCGGATTGCCATTATGCTCATAATTGAGATTATGCCATTCAGCGTAATGGCCTTGATATAGCCGTTTCCACATGTCAATATACTTATAATCTTCATCATTAGCATTTACTTTTTTATGGTCTTTTACATCTTTCAGTGCTTTCAATAGTCCCATTCTCCGCATCACTCCTTTCACTCCCGCAATGATTTGATTAATCAAGGTTTTCACCCCCTAGAATTTGAGTCCCAATTTTCTCAGATTGTCTTTTACATAGTACTGAAAAGCATCACACGTATGATCGTTTTCTTTGATAACTTCGGGCTTATCTGTGTTAACTGTTTTGATATCCCATTGGTATTTGCGATGTTCCTCAATGAATATTTGATTTTCGGGGATATCAAGATAATAAAAACGACCTTGCGCTAGTAAATCACACACAAAGTCGACCATATCTACTTTTTTACCTTTTGCCACAGGATGTAAGCTAACGCCGAAATCTTTATAATACTGATTACGAAGCCCGCCTTCTGCGCTATCCACTGTTTGCATATCTACAGGCGCATTATACTTTGCGACTATTTTAGTCATGAACTCGCGTAACTCTTTTGAATAATCCGAAGGTGCTTTCTTAACCACTTGGTTGGCGGGACTGTAATAGTACGTATCTAGTAAAATTACATTTCGCTTTGCTGTAAGCCCGAAAGCTAAACACGTAGTAGCTGAAACTTGATGTCCTGTATCAATAGCAAAGTCAATTAAAATAAGCCTGTCATCCGCAGGAATAGCATTAAGCGATTGAAACAGGTTCATGTTATAAACATTATCACCAAGACCAATTACTTCACCTAAATACATCCATCTATAATAATCGAAGTCGTTCTTCTTGTATTTCTCAATCTTCTTAATGATTTGCTTAGATAAAAAGCCTTTTTCATCATCCAAATAAGTAGTGTGATGTATTAAATAATCATCATCACCACGTCTTGCATCTACGTACTCATTAACCCATTCATATGGGTTACGAGGGGGGTTATAAGACATATAAGTCGTTACTTCTTGATTATCCGGTAAATCTTCGCGGATAAACGTATCTTCTACCACGTCAATATCAGTCACACCGGAAAATTCGGCTAATTCCTCGAACCAAAGAGCGCTAACATAACCGACCGGTATTTTCATAGATTTAAGCTTTGCTGGATCATCACAACCAGAAAAATAAAAGCCGGTTCCCCATTTTTTGTGGATAATTTCCATTGGTGATTTACCGAAGTTGAATTGGTCCGCAACACCCATTTCATATAAAGCCCATTTAATTTGCTGATATACTGATTTATAGAGCGTATTGGCAACTTTACGAAGGCAAACTATATTAGATTGCGGATTAGCCATTTTCTTCTCAACGAGCTTTAGACTGATGACTGACGACTTCATAGAAGAACGTCCGCCCTTGGCTATGATGTGATTATGTTTAGATAGCCATAAATCGTAAAAAGCGGGATTAATTTTATCTATAACATTAATAACTTGATAATCAGATATCATCTTGTGAATCGTTGCGTTCACGGTCAGCACCTGCCTTCTTATCAAGGTAGGCTTGCATTTCGTCGGTGCCTGAAATGATAATTGTTTTTATTTCGCCATTTCCTTCATTTTTCGTATCAGCTCTTAATTTGTCGATTTGTGCTTGTATTAACTCTTCTTGTAATTTATCTCGACCGCCAGCAACATGCCGCTTAACAATCTCTTTTAGCGCCGATACTCGTTGATTGATGTCGGCAGTCTTTATAACGACAGAAAAGCCATCTGCATTCGAAACAATTACTTCTTCTTCCATTTCGCCCCTAGCTATTTCAGTAAACAACTGCATAGCTTCCGTATAGCCCATGACTCTTTTTTCTTCCAACTCACTCAAAACCTTGTCTATATAATCTTTTATGACAAGTTTTGACAAGTTTTCCGTAGCTATACGGTTAGCTGTTTTAGAGCTATATCCAGCAAGTCGCGCGGCTTCTGTAGCGTTGCCGCATTTTATATATTCATCCGCAAATCGTTTTTGTTTTTCGGTTATTTTCACTACATATCACCACACTCCCTTTAATTCATTAAAATGCTTCCGCCTAGCTTACTTCATCAAATTGTTTCTTTACAACAACCCCAACGCGAGTTGCTAACTCTATAACAGATTTTCTTTTTATTCTTTTATACTGCGCTATCCCATAATTCGTTTCTAATGCTATTGCCATATCTCGCTTTCCATCTATGTAGCATCTAATCAGAATCAATCTCTGTAATTCATCCATGCCGTTAAGCACTTCGGTAAATCCGTTCACTAATCCTTGCGCGCCTATAATAACTTGTTTCCCGTGCCTGATTTGGCTATTTAAATGAAACGACCTAAAATTTGGTTCTTCTAGATATCCGTCATTTCTCAATCTTATTTTTGCGGATAATCCCGAAACAACTCTTAATTGTTGAAATTCTTTAAAAAACTGTTTTACGTTGCGAACTGTCGCAATATAATCAATGTCATTTTCTGTTAATGACATATAAATCAACTCCTTATTTTAATGTATCAAAAAAGCCCCGAATAATCGGGACTGTTATTATTTTAACTTCGAACCAAATGTCTTATTTCAAATAAACTCATAATTCATATCCATGTTTTTGGATTTCTGTTTCAATCTTTCGTTGATTTTCTTTAAATTGTGTTTCATTTTCTTTATAATCAGTGATTCTCACACGAACTATATCCATGGGATCAATTTTATATCCTGTAAAATCAAATTTTAAAGAGGCTATTAAATTAGCTATATATAACATTAGCTTATAATTATCAAATTCCGTACCTTTCCCAACTTCTCCACCACTACCAATATACGTGTGTTGATATAACATTGCTAAAATAGATACAGTTTTAGGTGAACCATACATAATGACCTTTTTTTGCATATCTTTAAGAATTGTAGGTGCTTTTTCAACGAATTCATCCATGTCAGTATACGCAGACACCCATTCCCCAAACGTTTCTGCCAGGTCATCCCCTCTAAGTTGTCTAAAAAAGGACTCTCGTTGAATATCCAATTCATTAAATTTCCTCTTTTTTTCTACAGTTATAGCTTTGTATATCCCCGGAAGGTCCTTAGCCCAGTATCCAATAAAAGCTAATATTCCTAAAATTGCTAAAGAGATAATTGTTTGCATCATAATCCACCCTTTTATTTTTCACTATACCAAATAAAAACCAGCTGCTCAATTACTAACAGATGGAAAGGGCTATATATTTAAAAAACTGGTTAACGCACCAGTCAGCGCCGCATGCGTGTTTTATATCCAGTGCAGATAGGATGTGAGAAGTGGAGTGCAGACTCAACATATGATTTATTTTTGTAATCATCTTCACTTCTCACTAATAACATTTTATCACCTTTTTTTACTCAAAAAGTGCCACAAAAGTGCCATTTTCAGTTTAACACCTCAATATTGAGCGTAGTTGCTAACTCTATGACAGCCTTCCTTTTCTCACGCTTATACTGTCGTTCTTCGTAAGGAATATCAATCATAATGACAACATCTTGGTAGTTATGAATGTACTTCTCAAACAGTATTTTTCTATGAATGTGATCTAGTTGATTCAAAACAGCATCGTATCTTTTAACAGCTTCTTGTGCTGCATGAACATTATCGACATTATGAATAGCAGCATCTTCTACTTTTGAATGAAATTCATTCCCAAAGTTTGGTGGCGTAATTTTATAAGTTGTTGTTAGTGTTGGTAATTTACGACTGCCTGCCATCACTCGCAGCGTTAAATAATCTTTAAAAAACTTCTTTACTGCTCTAACAGTTTGTATATAATTAATGTCTTCAACTTGTGGTAGGTTGAATAGCTGTTCCAAATCATCGCCCCCAGTGATTGTTTAAAATATATTACTCCATGTCCACCATATGCCTTTAATTATGATTCCTAGTACAAAGATTATAACTAGCACCCACAACGCATAAATGGTAAACGCCCCTATAAATTTTGCTGTTTTATCAATCATGCTAATCCTCCCAATTTTAGTCATTCCAGAATTCTTTACTTTTGTGATAAATCCCTGTGTTAAATCTGCGATGATATTCTTCTTTGTTTCTTTGTGTGAAATTAAATATTGTCGATCTAGCTATTTTAAAATAATCCGCAATCGCGTCCCCCGGTACGCCTGCGTGTCTTATTTCAACGAATTCAGCTACTGTAATGTCGTTCCATTGTTTGTTCCCAATAAACCTTTTTATCGTTTTATTCCAATAGTTTTTCTTCTTTTCCTCTGTGTTCCTGTTCATCAATTGATTTAGCTCGCGTTGTAGCTCTTTTAGCTCGTTATGAGGTAAATCATTATTTGTAATATAACTAATAATCTCCCGCTGCCTAGCCTTGTTCTCTGTTACTTCCAATACCGCCATCTTTCACACCTCCATGAATTTTTTGCCTTTTAGTTTCAAACATTTAATTGATTGCATATACCGCATTTCGAAAAGTTTTTGCTTGATTCGAAACTCTTTTGTTAACATGCCTTTGATGTCGATTAATTCCTCATGTCCATCGCTGTATCGAACGAGAAAATCAGCTTTATATTTAATCGCTCGATACAGTTTTCCGTTTTTTCTAAACGAGTCTTGTAATGTGAATTCTGGTTGTAAATCGAAACTGGTTACTTCACCAGTCAATTTTAATAGTTTCAATTGCTGATAATATGCCGCTTCTGCTTTGCTATCGAACTTTATATTGTCAATAACTACTTTCTTCGCATTGTATTTACTTCGCGTATTCGTTCGCCTCGTTAATGACGAACGCGGTATACTTTGCCTCAATTTCTTCGTCCCCCATTTGTTCGATTTCGCTAATTTGGTAGTTTGTAACTTCTGCAATAGCATTAGCCATTTGGCGGATGCTCATTGATCTATTTCTCAACTTTTTTATTGCAGTTTCTGCTGTCATTTTTATTCACCCTCTCGCTCAAAATGGCAAATCGTCATCTGAAATATCAATCGGCTTACCTTCGTTTGCAAATGAATCACTATTCTGGCTCGAACTAGCTCGATATGAGCCGTTTTTATTGTTATTTGAATAACTAGCTTCGTTTTGATTATTATTCGGTGTAGAGCCTCCTGC